GTGAAATTGAGGAGTGTGAGTTCAACTGAAGTTGAGTTTTGCTCTTCATTGTTCATTCCAACGGCTAACGGGACGGTATTAGTACCGAAACCCGGTAAGCTGTTGGCAAAGACATTTTGGTGCAAAAACCTTCATTATAATGGAAAACAGATTCAACAACAATTTGCTTCCATTCTGAAAGGTATGAGCAACACTATGTCGGGGATTCCTGGGTTCTGCGGATTGTATAACAACCAATTGTATCGAGAATGGTTTCCTCTAGTGGAAGCCCATTATGAACAGTACAATGAGTACGCCAACACTTTGGTTGTGTATAATGAGGATACTGTCGTGTATTTGTTAGAACGTTATGGATTGACACTTAGTCAACTTGATGACTTGTTTTTGGAGCTTAGTAGTGGATTCCCAGTGAGGTTATCTTCTGCAGCTTCACAGGCAATGATAGAGAAAGACTGGGGTCCTCCTAATGACGGAGAACATTTGCGCCAGCAATTCTACACTGACGAGCAGGGTTACACTCCTCTGTTTATGGAGTGGACCTGTTTTGCCCTTGAGGAGGCCTGTCGCTATTACAACCCATGGTTGGGTGTGGTGATAGGTGGGATTGAGAGTCTTGCATATAGGACTTGGATTAATGTGTTGGTACACACATTACTTACGTGTTTGTTGTTGCTTGACCGCAGACTTTTCGTGTTAATAACTTGTTTGCATGCTTCATGGAACCTAGTGGCCGGTCACTTAGGTTCCGGAAAATTGAATTTGCTAGTTATGACAAAGAAGAAGAGTCGTGGCAACATCGTCAACACAGTGGTGATAAGACAACCACGCGTTACACGTAAGCGAAACAACAAGAGGAAAGGACGGAACTTTTCGCCATTTTTGGCAAGTAAAATAAATCCTTTCCTGGCGTCTACCAATGGCATTCGTGCACCCGATGAATTTGGGTACCCCACAGGCACAGCCGTGGTTCGGACTAGTTATCCGATCACAGTTAATGCCAGTGGAGTTGCAGCACATGCATTTATGCCATTTGTTTCAGAACAAGACTATTATGCTGCGTCAACATCCACAGCCACTGCATTAGCATGGGCAACTGGAGGTACGCCCGGACAGGCTCCACAGAATCCCGCACTTACAGCATTGGCATCAGTCTACCGCACCGTTTCTTATGGTGTGCGCGTGACGACTGATTTGTCATTGACCAGTGCCTCGGGACATGCTTGGATAGCAGCTGTACCATTAAATTTGGCAGCCACGTTTCCATATTTGGACTTTCCAACATCAGAAGCAGCAGTAGCTCAGATGCCTTTATCTGAGAAGTTCTCGCTGGTTGAGATGGCGGAGAGACCAATTATAGTGCCTGGACGCTCATTTGATGATGGAGTCTACCGTTTTCGTTCCGTTGGTTCGACTTACGAGCAGACTTCAACTGCCTCTTCACTCGAATCTTCCACCGGTTGGTGTGCTATTGTGGTTGTGGTCGTTGGAGCTCCGGCTTCAACCACCGCCCTAAATATCGAGATGATTCAACATATTGAGTACATTCAAAATGGCTCGACTTTGTATGGATTTATCGACACACTTCCTGGTGAATATAATTCCGGTGAGATGGCTGCAGCTTCAAAAATCGAGGCTTTGTCGCCAGTCGGTTTCATGGAGACTACCGTTTCCACAATGGAAGACGTTGCGGTGTCGGCAGGCTCAATTATGCGCCTAACGAACCGTGCTATCAAGGTAGCCACACGTCTTTCTGGATTAGCAGGTAGTGTCATGCAGGCTCGGGGTTATTTAAGAGGACCCGCAGCCAGTCCATTTGCTCAGATAGAGTATAAGCAGGACTATTAATAGACCATTATTAAATAAATAAACAAATAGTA